ACAAGCTGCAACTATTGTTCCTTTCTTTACAAAGGCAGGTGGATTGTCAAGTTCAAATACTAGTTTTAACTTTAACTCTGTTGTAGATGATAAGTTTGTTTATACAGGTGCAAAAACATTTACATTATCAAATGGGAGTAATCTAGCAGATAGTAATATTACACTATTTCAATTTTAGAGGTAACTAAATATAACATATGTCAAGTAAAACGCCTATAAGAACCGTATTTAATGATAGTGGTGTCGCAACTGGATTAGCAGAATATCAAACTGGTGAGTTTGTACCTTTAGCACATGGTGGTATAGGTGCAGCTTTATCAATAGGTTCTGCAGGTCAGGTACTAAAAGTAAACACAGGTGGTTCTGCTTTAGAATTTGGTTCTGTTGAAGCAATTGTAAACATAGACGGAGCTACAGATAAGACAGGTTCTACACTTGTTGCAGGCGATCAGATATTATTATCAGATGGTGGTGTTGAAGGTAGAGTTACCTTATCACAATTAGATACATTATTTTCTGCGACATCTAAAACACTTACAAATAAAACAATAGACTCAGATAACAATACAATTACAAACATTGTAAATGCTGATATTAAATCTAGTGCTGCTATAGCAAATTCTAAATTAGCAAACTCTGCTGTAACCGTTGGTACTACATCTATCAGTTTAGGTGCTAGTGCTACAACAATCGCAGGTGTATCTGATTTAACTGCTGGTACAATTAATATTGCTGGTAATGTAATTAAATCTACTGACTCAACTGTCGTTGAGATTGGTGCAGGCGATGGTTTAAGTGTTGCTGGTAATTTAACAGTTGCTGGTAATATGACTGTGAGTGGTAGTACAACTACTTTGTCATCTACAAATACAACAATAGCAGATAAGTTCATTGAATTAGGAACTGGTACAACTGGCACACCATCAGGTGACGCTGGTATCGTTATTGAAAGAGGTGATAGTGCTAATGCAATCATAGGTTTTGATGAAAATGTTGATGAGTTTATAGTAGGTACAGGTTCATTTACAGGCTCAAGTTCAGGCAATCTTGCTTTTACACATGGCACAATATCAAGTGCAGGAAATAAAATTTATAAATCTGGTACAACACACGCTGTATCTTTAGTTGCTTCATCTAGTTTAGCAGGTAATGTCACTTTAACTTTACCTGTCAATGATGGTGACGCTAACCAAATATTATCAACAGATGGTTCAGGTAATTTATCTTTCATCTCTGCAACTGCCGCTTCAGGTGCAGGATTATCTGACTTATCAGATGACACTACACCAAGTCTAGGTGGTAATTTAGATATGAATGGTAATGACATTATTACATTATCAAATGCTAATATTGACCTATTGCCTCACGGCACTGGTAAAGTTGTTATGGATGGTAATGGTACTTCAGGTGGTGTTAGTGTATCAGATGGTTTAATTGACATAAGAACAGGCACAGGCGCTGTGTCTAAAGTTAAATTTTATTGTGAGGTTTCTAATGCTCACGCACAAACTATACAGGCACAACCACATTCTGCAGGTAGTTCAGCAGTATTAACTCTACCTATTGCAACTGGTACTCTTATAGGTACAGGTGATAGTGGCACAGTTTCTAACACTATGCTAGCAAATTCATCATTTGCATTTACAGATGAAAGTTCAACTGCTGGAGGAGTTTCATTAGGTGGTAATTTAGAGTTTCTTGCAGGTGCAGGTATTAATACAACTGCTTCTGGTGATACGTTAACTATCGCAGGAGAAGACGCTACAACATCTAATAAAGGTATCGCTTCATTTACTAGTGCAGACTTCTCTGTGGCTTCAGGTGCTGTATCGTTAGTCGCTGAAAGAATACAAGACATTGTAGGTGCAATGGTTGGTAGTAATACTGAAACTAGAATTACGGTTACCTATGATGATACAGCTGCAACATTAAATTTTGTTGTGGATAATGACTTATCTAACTACGATAACTCATCATCTGGATTTACAACTGCTTCATCTACAACTACATTTACTAACAAAACATTGACAAGTCCTAAAGTAAACGAAGATGTGGCTGTCACAGCAACTGCAACACAATTAAATCATACGGTTGGGGTTACTAGTGCAATCCAAACACAATTAGACACAAAATCAAGTAAAGCACAATCAATCGCATTTTCACTTGCTCTTGGTTAATATTATAAATATACCAGTAAAGATAAGGGATTATTATGGCAACGCCAGCAAGTAGAGCACAATTAAAAGAATACGCATTAAGAAACTTAGGTAAGCCAGTTATAGAGATAAATGTTGATGACGCACAACTAGAAGATAGATTAGATGAAGCACTTCAATATTTTGCACAATATCACTATGACGGTATAGAAAGAGTTTATCTAAAGTATCTGTTAACTAGCAATGATTTAGCAAGACTTAAATCACCTCAAGGTGACTCAACGGTTACTGCTTCGGTTGGTGGAAGAACAACATCTTACACAGAAGCCAACAACTGGATTGGTGTACCTGACTCTGTACTTGCTGTCAATAGAATATTTCCTTTATCTGATAAACATAGCAACAATATGTTTGATATAAGGTATCAATTAAGATTAAATGATCTTTATGATTTTTCTTCAACATCTATAATACACTACGATATGGTTCTAAGGCATTTAGATTTTTTAGACCACGTGTTAGTAGGTGAAAAACCAATTAGATTTAATCAACACAACAATAAACTTTACATTGATATGGACTGGAAAGTAGATATGAATGAGGGTGAGTATTTAATTATTGAGTGTTATAGAAAATTAGACCCAACAGTAATGACAGATGTATTTAATGATATATTTTTAAAAAGATATGTGACTGCTCTGTTTAAAAAACAATGGGGCGCTAACTTATCTAAATTTAATGGTGTAGCAATGATCGGTGGTGTGACATTAAATGGTCAACAGATATATTCTGAAGCACTACAAGATGTTCAAAAATTAGAAGAAGACATAAGAGGCACTTACGAGACACCTGTATCTTACATGATAGGATAGGTAAATGGCAGTTAATCACTACTTTCAAGGTGGCGATGGGATCGGCAATCAGGCTGAGAAAAATCTACACGAAAACTTAATAATAGAAGGCCTTAAAATTTATGGCCATGATGTCTATTATCTACCTAGAACATTAGTAAACCAAGACTTAATACTTGGTGAAGATGTTGCTTCAAAATTCAATGCTTCTTATCTATTAGAAATGTACTTTGAAACTACGGAAGGTTTTCAAGGTGAAAGAGAATTAATATCTAAATTTGGTTTAGAGATAAGAGATGATACAACATTTACAGTATCAAAAAGAAGATGGGATGACGCAGTAGGCGATCAAGCTACTTTAATCAAATCAGGTAGACCTAACGAAGGTGACCTAATTTATTTCCCAATGATGAAATCTTATTTTGAAATTCAATTTGTAGAAGATCAACAACCATTTTATCAATTAGGAAACTTACCTGTTTACAAATTAAGATGTACTAGATTTGAATACAGTAATGAAAGAATTGATACAAATGTTTCAGACATCAATAAATTAGAAGACGATAAGTCTTTGGACATGTATGCTCATCAAATGAGTTTAGAAAACGAAGATGGTAATATATTGATGGAAGGTGATGAACAAAATTTCTTAATACTTGAAACTTATGATCAACAAACACAACAGCCATATGCAGATAACTCAACATTTGAGTCAGACGCAGGTTTTGGTACGTCTAGTACAACAGATGATATACTAGACTTTACAGAAAGAAACCCATTTGGTGAGGTTGACGAAGGATTCTAATGCTAGGAGATTATTTTTACCACGAAAGTTTAAGAAAGATTATTATTGCCTTTGGTACTATCTTTAATAATATTCATATTCATAGAAAAGATAGCACTGGCAAAGTAGTACAGTCTATAAAAGTTCCTTTAGCGTATTCGCCTAAAGAAAAGTTTATTGCACGATTAGATCAACAACCAGATTTAGTACAAGATAGAAGAGTCGCTGTGACACTACCTAGAATGGGTTTTGAAATTTCTGGTTTAAGTTATGACCCTAGTAGAAAATTAAATAGAATGGGTCAGATTAAAAAAGTTAGAGCAACTTCAACAGATGGTAAGATTATGAATAAACAATTTAATCCTGTGCCTTATAATATTAGTATGAATTTATATTCATTTACTTCAAGTGCTGAGGGTGGACTACAAATAATAGAACAGATTTTACCTTTCTTTCAACCAGATTACACGGTAAGTATTAGAGCAATACCTGGTATGAATATTGTAAGAGATGTACCTATAATATTAAATAATGTTAATTATGAAGATACATATAGTGGAGACTTTACTACAAGAAGAGCGGTCGTTTATACTTTAGCATTTACTGCTAAAACATACTTGTATGGACCAGTAAGTCAACAGAGAGTTATCAAATCTACACAGGCAGATATGTATACCGACACAACAAATAACCCTAAAAGAGAACAAAGAATTGTTGTTGAAACAAATCCTACAGGTGCCGACGCTGATGATGATTTTGGATTTACAACAACTGTGACAAGTTTTACTGATTCAAAAAATTATAACCCAACAAGTGATAGTGATGAATAATTATGAGTATAGACGATAAGATAAATGAAGCACTTGGTATCTCTACGGATAAACCAACAACTAAACAAGTAATCAAAAAAGATTTTACACCACCTGTTCCTAGATTAGAAGATAAGAATAAGGAAGATGTAGATAATGATTACAAATATAGTAGAGAAAATTATTACAATCTTATA